GATTTTTATCGATGATCCTGACTTCGAGGGAAAATGTCCATTCTGCGGCTATCTCTTTGAGACGGAGGATTAAAGGAGGGAACGACTATGAATCTTGTCGATCTTAAACTGCCTAAGAAAACCAAGAAGGAAATGAATAAGGTTATGGAAATGGAGCAACCAAGGTATCCTTATGGCTTCCAGCTCCGCTTCGATGCCGAACAGGTTGCTAAACTTCCACAGCTCGAGAAGGTGAAGATCGGCGAGAAAGTCACCATCCAGGGGATAGGGGAAGTGATCGAAGTCAGAAAGGTTGAGAGACAAAAACAAGACGGTCAATTCTCTGTCGAGATCCAGCTGAAGCAGATCGGAGTGCAGGGGTCATCTCCGAAGAAGAACGAGACCCTCATCGGTGCGATCGAGAAAGCCAAAAAAGGCGAATTGAAATAATTAGGAGGCATTAGCAGTATGCTTCCAACCCATGTTGTGTTTAATATTGAATACCGAACGGGCGGATATTCCAAATGACGCAGAGATCTCTCTTAGGGAGCGTGGGTCTTGTCTGATACTGATTGCAACGTCGTCTGTAATCTTGGCATTTTTGTAACGGGAGCCATAGACATGTCTTTTCTTTTTTACACAATCCTTAGAGTTTTCTTGATTGGTGCCAAGAAACAGATGTGCCGGATTTACACAAGATGGAGTGTCACAACGATGGAGTACGCAAAGACCTTTTGGAATAGAGCCATGGTGAATTTCCCAAGAAATCCGGTGTGCACTTACCTGTTTCCTCTTACAGATGGTGAAAGCCCCATAACCTGTCTTATGCGTTCCTCCTGTCCAAAGCCAACACCCACTATTTGGCTCTGGCATCACATATTTTTGAAATCGGATTGCAATATCTTGTCTGGACCTGCCAGTACGGATTCCAATGCTGTAAGCCTTAAGGGAAATCGAAGCAGACGACTTTTGCAGCAAGTTAGCAAGGTATTCTCTTTTTTCGGAAGAATATTCCTGGCGAAGAATCTCCAACTCGGGATCAGTCCAATGTTTTCCAGACATCAGATTTCTCCTTTTTTAGCTTCATCCAAAAAAACAATATACATCTGCGTAAATGAATTGTCAAGGGAGCTATTATGAACATCGGTGGTGACGGAGGGATTATTGATCTGACAAGGAAGACGGTTCTTGACGATACAATAGAACCTTACCGATGGTCAGATATAGAGTTAATTAATTATCTCAACATCATCTATGAAGAACTCTACAAGGAAACCTTCCTGATTGAGGACCGTGCGACGGCGGCCCTCACTCAACTTAAGCTTCTAAGCAACCTCGGATTCTACGATCTAAACGCCCTGGTTTTAAACGTCAAAGAGGGTGCCAAACTTTCCATCAACACGAACCGGAATTATGGCGTATTGAAAAGAACCTCCGAGGCCTACATGGACCAACTCCGACCTGCATGGAGGGAAATAACCGATACTGTTCCACAACGATACATTCCCGATTGTGGTAGGAGCTCCCTGGAGATTTATCCGAAGTTCCCCAATACAGGTGAAGTCGTGGGGGCCTCAAATATCACCTTTACTGAGTCCACAAAGAAGATTTCCAAGGTGGGGGAAGACTTTACTGCTCACTATGCGGTGGGTGACGAGATTAATATCTCCGGAACAACCCTCAATAATGGATACGTGACCGCCGCCGTGGTTACAGCCACAGAGATTACTACCAACGAGGCATTGGTGGATGAGTCTCTGACGAGCGCCACGCTCCGGAAAGTGTGCGATACCCTGCTCATGGTGGTGAACCGGCTTCCCCTGACTCCATTCACTGTCGCAGACATCACCGCAAGTCCTGGGGTAACTCCAGAAATTAAGGTCTCGTACCATCGTAAGCTGATCTACGGAATCGGAAGGGAAGCCTTTCTGAAAGAGGATACACAGACCCTTAATCCCAAAGCCTCGGAAGACAATGGAAAACGCTTCGAGGCCCTGAAGGCAGAGGTTAAGGGGGACCTGATCTTCAAGAATCGATCGGAAAGACAAGTCAGTTCTGGCCATTCTGGAATCTGGAAGAGTTATTAAAAATGCCTGAGCCAAAGTTCGAGTACAAAGACATTATTGGCGTTTCGAAACAAAAGGATCCGAAGAGGATCCCGGCTGGTTATGTGTGGCGTGCCATAAACGTCGATTCCGATAATGAGAAGAAACTCCATCGACGCAGGGGGAGGACGTTGCTTGACGATGAAAACACCCATAGCATGTGGTCAAACGCCACGATCTGTCTTTGCGTCCAGGCGGGGGATCTTAAGGAAGCGACTCTAAATTTTAATACCATGACCTTCACTTACACTACCATCCTTGCGAATGTGGGCAATACAGAGATGATCTTTCAGGACGTTGCGGACATGGTATTTTTCTCGAACGGAGAGAAATTTGGGTATATCAGGGAGCATGTGGCCCACGCTATTCCAGAAATAGACCAAGAATTCAAAGAAAGGATGGTGGGTGGGCACCTGATGGAGTATTGGGATTCCAGGCTTTGGATCTTCCAGGACAAATTGCTTGTTTACTCGGAGGCCACGGAGCCATGGGTCAGAGACAAGAGGCATAATTTCGTTGCCTTCAATAGCAAAGGAAGAATGTTGATGGCGGTCAAAGACGGACTTTATGTGAGCGATTGCGCCCAGTGTGGCTTCCTCCAGGGAGGGCTCGGAGATCCGCCTAAGTTCAATTATACGGAAGTATGTAACTACCCCGCCATTGAGGGAATGTCAATTTCAAGCGTAGAGGTAGTCTCTGGAATATCCATGAAGGTTGCGCTCTGGGTCACAGAAGACGGTTGCTACAGGGGCCTCCCCGGTGGACTGGTCAACAGAGTCACGGGAGATCACTTCCTGGTAAATGGAGCCGCGAGAGGAAGGGTGATGGTTATTCTCCGGAGCTTTAAGAATCAGGTTAAGGCCAGGCAACTTTTGGGAACATACGATCTGTACCCCGGCTATGGTGGGGCGGAGATAGCATTAGAAATTCCGGCGATAGAGATCAGTCTGAGAATAACCACACCCTAGATAACGCATTTGCGTAAAGGAGGACAATGAGATGACAGTAAAATATTCGAGAGCATTACTGAATGAGATCATGGGAGGAAAACCAGTAAGAGAATCTTTGGAGGACTGCATCCTTGACGTCTACGAAGGGACTGTGCCTACGAACCCGGAGGACGCACGGACGGGGACAAAGCTGGCACGATACACACTCTCGGGTGCAGCCGTTGCCACAACGGACCGAGGGACCCCACGTGTCTACAAGCTTGTTCCTGGGGCAGGTCACACGGAGGGCAACACCATCAAGGTGACTGTGACGGTGGAGGGTACTCCCACGACCTATACCTATACGATTTTGGCCGCCGACGATTCGGACCAAAAAGTTGCGGTGAAAGTTGCCCGGATGCTCAATGATCTCCCGCAGATCCAGGCCATTTGCGAGGGCGATACGACAAATATCTGGGCGCAATGCCGGATCGCAGGACTCGCCCTGACGCTTGCCGACGGGACCGGAGATATAGCTATAACGGTGACGGCAAAGGTGGCGGCTGCAAGGGTGAATACCCTCCAGTTCAGCGCACCAACGGCAGGTGTAATTTCTAAGCCGGCCGCAGATACCTGGCAATGCTCAAGCAATCTGGCCGCGGGTGTTGCCGGATATTTCACTCTCTGCACACCCGATGATACCGGGGCCATTGACTCAACCTATACCAAAAAGCGGGTTCAGGGAACGCTTGCCACCGTGGGTGGAGACGCACAGATCGATCCGGCGACGATTACCGCCGCGGCCGTCTCGACCGTCGCTTCATTCTCTCTGACGCTACCCACTTCAAAAACATAAGGTGGGTGAATGGCTAATACCCTATGGTTTGCTCTTGAAATTCCTGCGGTAGAAATCGACCTGGATATTTGTGAGAGTATCCTCTCGGTCGACTTGAATATTCCTGCCATAGAGTTGAGTGCCAGTATTTCCCAGGGGGCGGTACTCAACCTTCCGCTTGAAGTTCCTGCTCTCGAGGTTTCAGCTGTTATTAAAAGTGGGGAGAAGCTATCTGCTTCTCTCCTCATCCCAGCAGTGGCGCTCTCCCTCACGATTTCTGCTCGTAACGAGATCAATGCTGCGCTTGGGATCCCTGCCATTCGATTATCTGGAAATTTGATATGTGGTGAGGTACTCAGTGGAGCGATTGAAATCCCCGCCCCGACGCTTTCTGCTACCTTCGTTCACCAGAATCGACTGATATTTGACTTAGATATCCCATTTATCGACCCCTGGCTTGAAATAAGGGTGATGCCAGCATTTGTCCCGGTTCGAAAGGGACTCGCCATGAACCTTTCCCATTTCGGGGTCACTGAGCACGAGAACTATCCCTTCAACTCATTTTGCAACTACCATGGGACCGGAATTTATATCGGGGCGTCCGAAGACGGGATATTCCTCTTGGATGGGGAGGACGATAACGGGGTCAAGATTGAGGCCGCCATTCAGATGGGTACGGAAGATTTATGGAAGGATTACATAAAGAGACTTCGGGAAGGATTTGCTGTGATTCGGGGCGGCCCCCTTCAACTCCAAATTGTCCTCGATGAGGGACGACTCGATCCCGTGATTAGAAATTTAGAGTCAGTTGTCAATACGATGCATGAGGAACGGATCAAGTTTCCCCATGGCTTAAAGAATCGGTTTGTTTCATTCATCTGGCGTAATTTGGGTGGAAGCGACTTCGACTTTGAGTCATTCAGGGCAATGGTGGACCTAATAACGCATAGAAAGCGATGAGATGGGAGGATGACATGATGAAGGAAATCGTTCGAGCCAAAACACATTACCGTATTGAGTGCTTTACCAAAGAAGGTGTCCTCCGGTGGGTTGAGGAATTTGACAACCTTGTCGTCACTGCGGGCCTCAATAAACTTCTCGATGCGACTTTCAAGACAGGCCTTGCAGCACCCGCTTGGTATGTCGGCCTTGTGGGGGCAACCCATACATATGCGGCAGGGGATATTTTATCCTCCCATGCGGGATGGGCCGAGAATGCTCATTACACAGGAAACAGGAAAGCCCTTACTCTCGGAGATATCGCAGCGGGTTCCGTCAATAACAGCGCATCAAAAGCAGTTTTCACGATGACTGGTACAGCAGCTCCGGATACGATTTGGGGAGCATTTCTCACCGATCAGGAAACGGGGACCGCCGGAGTTCTTTATGGTGAGGGAGATTTTGCGGCGGCAAGAAGCGCTTATGATGATGATGTCATCAATGTTACGGTCACCCTCACGATGACGGCCTCATAGGAGAATTATGGCCTGGCTTTCAGGTTGGACACACAGGAAAAAAGTAACTCTTAGCCGTGCTTCCGGCGCTGTCACCAACTATCAGATGAAACTGTTAGTTGGGGAAAGTTCAGGGGCCATTGGCGAGGATGTTAACTGTGAGGGAAACTGCAAGTCGGACTTCTCTGATTTGCGATTCACTACCTCAGACGAGGAAACCCTTCTCAGTTATTACATAGAATCCATAACCGGAGTAACGCCAAACCAGATCGCTACGGTTTGGGTGGAGTTTAACTCCATCGGAACAGGGGCGACCACCTTCTACATGTACTACGGCAAGGCTGATGCTACTGCCGTAAGCGACATCGATGATGCCTTTATATTCGGAGATGATTTATCCCAGGACACGGCCGGTAATGATCCGTCCAAGTGGACGGTAAGCCAGGGAACCCTATCCCTGTTGAAGGTTCAAGCTGATGCCCTGGCGAGTATAGATAAAACCGTCAGGGCCTTTAATGCTACAGAGGTGAGGGTAACCCCAGACGGCACGGTGTGGGCTGGTCACGCCACCGATGGAACGGTAAGAAAATCAACAGATGGTGGTGCAAGCTGGACTACGAAATACACCTTCTCTGTTGGGAGTGGACTCGTTAGGTGTATTTTTATAGCAGCCAACGGGTATATATATGCGAGCAGGGATGACAGTGATATCCTCGTCAGAAGCATTGACGGTGGAGAGAACTGGGCAACCTGCCTAACCCTGTCTGGTAGCGGCGATAGTGTCGTTTGGCACATGACGCAGGATTCTCTCGGATATCTCTACGTCGGAGAATATTCAACCGGGGATGGAACCGAAAACAGTGCCTATGTCTATAGATCGGTTGACAATGGTGCTAACTGGACAACGATCTGGAATAACCCTGACAGTGCTCGCCATATGCACATCATTGCGGTCGATCCGTACACGGATAAGCTTTACATATCGCAGGATGGTGGATCTGACGCAACCAAGGACAAGCTATTAAGTTCAGATGATAGGGGTGATAATTGGAGTACTCTTGGGTCTAATGGTTACACCTGGATGCCCACCTCGGTGGCTTTCGGTAGTGGGTATCGCCTGTTTGGTGGAGAAGGGTTCACCGGTAGTCCATCGACGATAAAGAAGACAACAAACGATAGTGTCTTTAATGATGTATACACTCCGCCGGCGGGAGATGATGAAGTTTTCTGGAATGGCGGTGAGGTTAACGAAGGCGGACTGATCATCTTCTCAGGCTGGACCCAAAAGGATAACGAACGCGCGACCATCATTGGCACTAATGATGGCGGCACTACCTGGAGGATATTTGATTGGGAGGCGACTGGGGTTGGAAATAGGGGATTCCTTTCCGTATCTAATGTTGATCCAAGCGGATATTTTTACATTTCGAGATCAGTCGAGGGCGACATCATTCGATGCCGGCTTGAGATATCTGTGGGTAACAAGATCAAGGCTATTAGCCCTGATACAACACAAGCTACGGCGGATAAGGTAATTACTTTTCCAGCCTCAAAATTCGTCGTTGAGCATTTTGCTGCTATTGCGCAGACCAATGCAGTTCTTACTCCGGTTTATGTCAGGAATGGCGCAACAGATAGAATAGCAGTAGCCTTTTGGAATGATGCCCTGATAAAGTATCACAACGGAACGGATTGGATTTCTTCTGGAGTAACTTATATTACCAACAGGTTGTATAGATTTAAGTACATCGTTCATCTTTCCAGTGGGATATGGGATTTGTTTATAGATGGAGTCAGTATAGCAACGTCTATTCCATTTAGAAATGCGGGAACAACAGCAGATAGATTATGGATCGGGTCGGGCGCAGTTGCTCAAGGAAATAATTACTATGATCTATTTACCGTGAGAAATTATTCATCCCCAGAACCAGCATGGGGTAGCTGGGGGATAGAAAATACTCTTTTCGATGAATCTTTGACCCTCGCCTCTTCTGGTGATTTGTCGGGAGGTCCGTCTTCTATTTTGTCGCCTTCACTTGCCATCGGATCGCTGTCCTCCCTGTTGGCTTCAGGTGTTAGGGAAATCGAAGGTGCGATTGACCTCGGCGCGATCACGTCTATGCCCTTGATAGGAACCCGTTTGCTCGATACCCTCATTAATCTTGTCGCTGAAGCGACCATTTCCATTTCCATTGCAACGGGTATCTCATACGAGGATGCTCTCGATTTATCGGTGCTTTCTTCTCTTGTTAACTTGGCGAATATGGCGATGTCAGCAAATGCGAATCTGGTCGGGGAAGCCGCTTTCACACCAGCCGCCGCGATGGAGGTTGGCGTTTCGTTGGGGTTAAATGCCGCTGCGCTGATATTACGTATTGCGGGGATGACCATTTCTGGTTCAGTCGGCCTGTCCGGACGCGCATCTTTGGTCTCTGAGATTGATAGACTTATCACAACAACCCTCTTCAACTATGAGAAACTTAAATTGAAAGTTCCATCACAAGGACCGGAAGGTAGTTTCTCTTACGATAAAATTAGATCGGAGAATCCGCCTCCCCCTGATGTAGAGGGAGACTTTCAATATAAAAAGGTGAAGTAGATACCGAGAACCTGACAAAGGAACAATCGTAAATGGCAAAGAAAGACGATTCTGAATTAGATGTTTGGAGATTGCGGTATCCCAGCGCAGGGGTGTCGTGGAACCTTATTGGGGATCAGATGTCTTGTCTACGATTCGCGGGGGAAGCCAAGGCAATGCTTTACCAGTTGAAAAACAGAATGAATTTGGCTGTTCCAAAATTGAAATCGTTCCAGGACAAACGCTCACCCGTACCTGGAGTAACGATCATTGTGAAATCAATCTATGGGCAGGACTTCATTGAAATATCGACAGGAGTTGGAGTGGGGGTCGGTAAAGAAATATGTAGCATCACCTTCATCGATTTTCCGCTTTATGTTCCACCGATGCGAAATCCAGGTGAAATCAAGGCCGGAGAAGTCCAGGGTGTAGATTATTTCAAGAGTTATTACTCCGTTGACATAAGTAAATGCCGCACCTGCCAGGTAACCTCGTGGGAGTTCTTATTCAGGTATCTCCAGTCCTCCCCATTAGATCCACTTCCAATGCCTCCTTTGCCGATCTCAACGAGGATCGAGTGGCCTATCGAACCTTTACATCATCACGAGTATGATGCAAACGGCCTGCTTCTTGACCATGATGGGACTGATCATACTATCTATTCCCTATTTCCTCCAGCATGGGGAGAAATCATAAGTCATGGCAGCGACAGCGGAGGGACGTTTATCATCTGGAAAGCTTATACGGAGTCCGGCGCTGGTGCCATTTATTCCAGGACTGGGCTTGCGATAATGCGTCTGGTCGCAAGAGTTAAAGATGAGAGGGGTGTGGAGATCTGCGCTCAAAATGAAAGGATTGAAGTGGACTGTTGTTTGAAGGATGAAAAACATCGAGCAGTAGAAATCTGGTGGGAAGATTTCGGGACGTGTATGCCGTACATCATCTATGGGGGTAAGGCAATCTGTAAGATGTCAAGTGACGTTCCTGTCGGCGGTCCCACAGGCCTTAAAGCATACACAACCCCTTCTTATGCGGCTCGTCCTCTTTATGCTATACCGGATATAAAAGGGAGTTGTCTACCGATAGAATGGACCCTCTCTGGACCAATAAGCTTTTTGAATGACTCTAAAAAGGATGACGACCTCATATATTTTCAGATTCTTGGGACTGGGTGCAACAATGCAGTTAACATAAAGTTGGAAGATAGATGTGGGACGGAATATATCGTTAGGGGAAGGCCGTGTTGTGAAGATGCGGAGGTTTTATCCATTTCATATACTTCTTTGGTGATGGGGTGCGCCCAGCAACAGAACCTGGCTGCCCTGGGAGGCTGCGGCCCCTTCACATGGGCTATCGTAGCTGGCACCGGGACGATAGAGCAATGGGGAGATGGACAGTATGCTATTTATACCGCACCAGATCTTAATGCTAATTGTACAAATAACCCGACCATCACTGTCACTGATTGCTGTGGAAATTCTGCACAGATTCAACTCGCGATTAACTGTTATTCAACTCCATCGCAAGCGATGATATTTTGTGCCCTCACTAAGACTGGGTCATGCATCTGTTCGGAATGTTATGATACACATTGCTCTATAGCCAGCTTTCCATTTGAGTATGCCAGTACACAGTATGATTGCAACGGAGATATTCTCGAACCACCGTGTACGGCGTCTGGCTCTGCATGGGCATTCTATAGTCCAAATGCTGACGATTGTATCCCGTCTCCGAATTGTTCCGGAATACCACCGAACAAGACCTGTACGAATGACGTCTGTACTGATCTGATCGATGGATACACGGATTGTCAGGCCATACCCACGTGTGAAGATTGTTCTGGTGTTCCGTGTAACACACTTACGGATAAGAGATCAGCGGCAATGAAGTCTGGCGGGTGTTGTCCGCTGAACCCTTTTACAGGATTACCATTTTAGGAGAAGATATGGCCTTTGACCTCTGTGAACATCAGAAAACGCAGATAATAATTAAGGCAGCAAAACTAAGAAGAAAAGAATTGGGGATGTCCGTGGAAAACAATATAACCGTCCTTCACGATGAGATGGCCCCCCTCTTAGGGGTCGTTCCGAAGCAGATGAATTCGGGAGAAGCAGACCATTTACCATCTCCATACGAAATGACCACACCCGACAAGGAAAGCAGTAATGAGTTGAGGACTACGCTGGCGAGAAAACTTATTGAGCAGAAGCAGAACTGCCCGAAGTGTGGGAAACAGAAGTCCATGGAGTTGCACGATCTCTGCCGCTCCTGCGATGACTTCAAAGCCGGGTGGCGAAGTGAATGGAGATGTATCGGAATCCGGGACAAAAATGGCATGAAGATAATTGAGCCGGGATGTGGTCATAGGGAATTGACCAAGAAATTCATAACTCAATGGATCAGTGAATTTGGGAAGAAAGATCCAGAGTTTGCAGACCTATTGGAGAAGGCTGGAATGTTGAGTAAGAAGGAGATGGGTATTCCTACCGTCACCGATGAAGGAATAAAATAAATGACCAGATACGAAAAAAATAAAATGTGGAGAAAAAAGAATAAAGAGAAAGTAGTAGGTTATAGAAGAGATTTTTATCAAAAACATAAAGAGAAAGTAAATGGTAATAATAAGCGATACTACTAAGAACACAAGGGGGAAGCCAAAAAGTACCAACATGAATATAACCAAAAGAATAAAACAAAGGTACAAGGACGGAGGTTAGGACTTCGATATAATTTATCTCTCGAACAGGTGGATGCGTTTCTGATTAAACAAGAGCATAAGTGTCCTATTTGCAAAAAGTCTCTAAGAGAAACTCTCCGATGCATTGACCATGACCATAAGACTGGGAGAACAAGAGGTATTTTATGTTCTAAATGCAATTTAGGTATTGGTCATTTTGAAGATGATCCGGGGTTGTTGGAAAGTGCAGTACAATATCTAAAAGAAAATTCTATCGATGAAGGAGATAACAATGTCAGATATCCCAATATATGAGAGGGCGATGGTCGAAGTCGAACAGCAATTCGATTTGGCCCGAGACTATGTGACAGAGGCAAGGGGAGTGGCGGAAGGCCTCCTAAACAGTCTAAAGACGGTTTCTGATTCAATCCGCCAAATTGATACAAATGTTTCGCTTGAGGGTGCCGACTATTCGATTTCCCAGTTTACGGGGGTTAAACCGACAAAACCTGACGTGACGATGAATATCGGGTCTGCTCCTGCAAAGAGAGTATTTCATGATATTGATCTTAGTGACCTGACGCTTCCCGATATAAGCGGTCTCACCGTTCATGCGGACCCCATCAATGCGGGTGCGGTAACGTATGAGTCGGCATTGCTGACGGCTCTCAAGGCGCGTCTTTTGGTCGATGTCCAGACGGATATAGATAGACCATCCATTGAAACAGCCAAATGGAACCGCGCCCGAGCAAGAGATTTACTGACCCACCAGGACAAGTTGGCTGCGATCAGGGCCGATTGGTCTAAAAGCGGACTTCCCTTACCCGATGGCGCAATGGTCGCGGCAGTCGAAGTCGAGAACGTAAGATACGCAAATGCGTATGATGACAGAAGCGGCCAAATTGCAATTGAAGAATCCAACCTCGCTATCCAGGTTCGACAGTCCGCAATCACCCAGGCTACCCAGCTCGAAGGCATTCTGATGAACTTCCTTCAAACGACCCAGCAGCGGCTCTTCGAGGCCTCCCGAGCGACCGTTGAGGCCCAGCTCCAGGTCTACAACGCCGAGGTCGCCAAGTACCGGATGATGACCGATATCTATCAGGCAATCGCTAATATAAGGATCACTGAAGCGAAGGCAAAGGTGGAGTTGTATATAGCCGAGGTGATTGGTTTCAAGGCCGAGATCGAAGCGGAAGCGGCCCGGCTGGATGCCCTGGTTAAGGCCTTTATGGGGGAAGTTGATGGATACAGGGCCGATGCCCAGGTATATCAGGCCCTAAGTTCCGCAGAGTCCGAGATCCTGAAGACGCAGACGAGTCTCGCCGTGGCCCGGGCCGAACTTTACCTCAAAAATGCGGATATCCAGATCAGACAATATGAGGCCCTCACCGGATTGAGGATTGAGGTTATTAAGTCCATGGGGGCTATCGTTGCCCAAGAGGTTGCCGGCGCATTGTCGAGCATCCATGCGAGTGCGTCAATGAGCCGACAAGACAGTGCGAGTGCGAATGAGACCATAACCAGTTAAAGGAGAAAACGATGGAACTATCACAGGATTGGCATAAACGTACCAACGAGAGATTGTTCGATATCCTCTCGGATATCATAAAGGGGCCGAAAACTCCGAAAGCGCAGAAGATACCCAAGCCGACACATGGTTATACGATCGCCGAGAACGCGCCGGAAATAGTGACGGCCCCTGGGGCCTACTTTCCTGCAAAAAAAGGTGAAGTCATACCCTTGGAACCGAGACAATCAGGGGGGCCAGTCACGCCCACGCGAACGCTACAACAG